ACCAGTAATAGTAATGGGTAGAGGAAATTTTAAACCTCTGGAAAACTATACCTAACGAATCTGGTCGTACAGTAATATCAAGTTGTGACCTGCCTGGGAAAAACGAATCCGGACGTATCCGGATACAAAAACCAGGTTAGGTTCATAATTTGTACTGATACGTCCAACGACGTAAAGCCGTCCATGGGTCACCCATGGGTAAGCTACACTGGTGGGTTATTCACGGCGTACATAATAGGGACGCCCATGAATCCGAAGCATGAAAAATCATCTCCGGCTGCAACATGAGTCATAATTGCCCACGGTGTAGTGGTTGGGGTTTCCACCCCCAAGGAGGTAATCGACACAGTTGGCATATCTGTGTCGAAGACAGTCTTCACCAAATCTTTTCCAGGTAGAAAGCGCAAACGAGTTGCGTAAGGGATCTGAACTGAAGCTCCTTGTTCGTCCAGTGACATTATAGTAGTGTTGCCAGCTGGACAAGCTGAGAGAATGGAATTTGCCAAATCAACACCTCGCAAAGCATTGACTGGGAGGGCATTCGTCTCAGGTAATGGTGTGTTCAGTGCTTTCACTCCCAAAGAGAGAGCAAACCACTGTGGTGATTCACGTGTCAAACGGTTGAATATGTACCGTGACGAACCGCGATAACCAACGAAACATCCTGCAATGTAAGCCAAGTACGTGAGGCGAACGCTGAAAGGGAAATTCAATGGATAAGCTGCGGTATCAGGACCACCAGGCACCAAAGGATATTGATCACGATAAAGCACATTTGTAGAATCCACGTACGTTACGGTGTATGGAGAGTACTTCTTGATCAACTGTCGCGTAGATGAGATATCTTCACCAAAGAAGATAGAACACATCTCATCGTTGCGATCGATGGGCGTTCCAAAATAATGCAGGATGGAATCATCCTGTCCCACTTTTGCAACGCTTAGGGGAGAAGATTCGGCTTGGAGAGCTACTCTAGGAGCTCGATCCCGCTTCTTACGATGTTTCTTCTCTCGATTTTGTGGGAGTCTGGTTTGTTTTGCAGTTGGGGGTTCCAAGCCTCCAAAAGACATGTACGGCAAGTTGAACACGTCCTCTCTTGGAACTGCAAGTTGGAAGTCAGGCGCAGCTTTGACAAAAACCAAAATTGTCAGAGCGCTATCGGTGCCAGCCACTGAAACAGGTGCTGACAGTGTGTTGGCTACGCTTAAAGAAAGCACACCTTGTGACTCGGAATCAACAAAACTTTGCTGAGGAGCATCAAAAGTAGTGCGTTCGAAAGCAGGAGAAGCATCTGTATTTACTTCAGCCCAAGGAACTGTCCCACACCATCCTACACGGACAGTAAAATCCTTGTTTTCTGAAATATCTACTATCAAATTCTCTGCAGTGTTGAAAGCAGCAGTATCACTGGCACCAATGATATGTGGATGTGGATCATAAGAGATCTTGATTTTGCCTTTGTGAAAAGGAGAAGAACATACCACATATCTGAAATCTATGGATCCTCGCCAATATTTGAACAATCTAGAAAGATATGCCATTGGCGTGAAAAGACAATACTCATTGGTGGCTTCATATTGCATCGGAGACACAGAAGAGCCGACCAAGACTTTATCTACAGGGTCAGAAACATTCCAAGTGCACTGCCCTAAGTAGGACTCTTTTCCGCAGAAGTTTGCTATGGTCATCTCATCATCTCGACCAAAGCCAGCCACTGTGGGATCAATAGTAACTTCATTTCGTTCATCAACAGATAAAGGAATAGATACCTTGGCTTCATTGGAGGTGCTCATATTTATATTTGTCATCCTGTAATACTTGTCAACTGGCTGAATCTGGGTAGGTGCAGAATAGCCCATTGTTTTGGCCACATTTGCGACAGCAGATGCTCCCATTTGTGTGGCTTTGGCATATGGAGCTATGCCAGGGACTGAGGATAACATACCAGCAGCGCGAGCAACGTTGCTAGCAACAGAGGAAACTGGACCCTTTGTGTCAGCTTCTGATTTGGCTTTGACACTTTCAGATTGTAAAATGGAAACGGAATTGGTGCTTCCAATGTAAGCGAAATCTTCCATCCAAGCATAGATAGTTATGGATATAGAATTCGGAGCATCTGAAACTTTGCGTAAAACGCCAAAAGGTCTCATTGTGATCTCACCCATAAAGTCAGCTTCTCCCTCAGGTAAACTAAGGGCATTTGCGACAAAGTAATAGGGGCATGTAATTTCTGCCCCCTCACTGTTAGTGGGATCAAGAGTGGTGAAAATTCTTTGAGATAGGGGTATTCGTAAACGGCTATTTGTCTCTTGAGAGGCTATAGGAGCCAATGGGTAATATGATATGCCCAACAAACCCGAGTAATATGGAAGCCCGTTCATCTGGAATTTCACTTTTAAGTTTCCTCGTATACCGTTGAAATTGTCCAACTTTTTCTTGACAGCTGGATCCTTCACAAATAACTCCCAGGGATTGAAAGTAAATAAGTTCTGAGATCCAACTTCCCATGAATAGGTGGAAATTCGGACGGGTCGCTTCAAATAATCTCCCAAATCATACTTGAGATCATCTGAAGAATAGGTCTTGTCGAGTGTGGCGCTGACTCCGGCAGCGACCCCACTCTCACTGGAACTGAATTGCACTTGCTCGTAAGTCGAAGCAGCAGGTACATCAGTGGTAGTTTGTGGCGTATTGGTAGCGGGTCAAAATATATGTAAATATGCAAGCCGACCCAGGCAATGCATACGTAATATGTAAAATGCAGTATGTATTTTATTATACACCCCTAAACAGGGGATCTCCGCAGAGATCAACCTCACGCAAGCGCACACGCTTCTGACTTTAATTGTGTTCGTAATCAATACGTGAGGGGTTCTTTGGTTTTGTGAGCATGTATCCAACGCTCAGTGGGATGCTTTTATTGACTTCCCAGGTCTTGGCTTGGGATCTAAGATTTGTTCAATCTATCGATATCGGACTCGTAGCGCTTACGCCAACGATCAAGAGCAGCATCATAACTAACTCCAAGCTCATGGCACCAACCAAGGATACCATGTTTCTCACATATGGGAATCATCTTCTTTTGAAAACCTTCATAAGCCACTCGCCCATGAGCAAACATCATACGGGTAGAGCCGTTGACATTCTCAGCAGCAAGTGTTAGAGGTGGAAGAGAGCTTTTTGTGACAGCCATCAATGGCTTCAAAATTGATTTGAATAACAACTGTCCAATCCGAATATCGGTTCCCTCAACGGTGTGACTGACCATTTTAAGGAAATCACCGTCAGGATCCCATTTGAATTCATCACCTTTGTCAGCAGGAGTGAAAGTATACCCCCAAGGTTCAATCGTCTTTTTGATATTGGCGCCATTAAACCACAAGTGGTTTGGGTGGACCCCACCCTTCAAGTCATCGCCATAGAAACCAAGTTTTGCAACCTCTCTAAAGCGAGTGATATTTGGGGAGAGTTTCTTCGCAGCAGAACGCATAATCAAAGAATGGCCCACGCTGTTGGACACAACAGTGGCTATATGGCCTGAAATGGTGGTTCCAAAGAACATCACAACATCTCCATTCATTGAGATTATAGGATACATCATCTCCGTGATACAACCACGAATCATGAGTTTCTCCCTAGCAGAAAAATCTGCCATAATTGCAATGTTCAAGCACGCTGAACCAAAACCACCGTTGATCCTAGCACTCTGGCGGTCATCGTATTGACCCTGGTCGCCATCGAAAATGTACTTGGTAGTATACTCTTGGTACCATTGACACCATTCTTCCCATTCAGGACCGTGTGGATTAAGGCCCACGCAACATTCTGAATGATCAACTGACATCTGCAGTACTCTGACGATCCACCCCAGGTATTTCCGGCAAACCAGATTGAAGGCAAACTGGCCACAAACAAAAATCCTCATCTTCTCTTTCTCTGTGGCTTCATCTTTGACACAACCCTTTCCAATATGATAGCACCGCTCCTCACGTGCAAAACAATCTTCAATGTATTGCATCTCCGTGAGAACTTCACTAACCAAAAGACGATAGGTTTTGCCTTCATGCTCCACCTCCAGTATCAGATCACGCTTGTTACCAGTGAGAGGTAGCCCAGGAGAAGTATTCAAGTCCATGGCATCAATAAAGCGCACACCATCAACGCCATTTAGGGCTTCATCGTCCGTAAGAACTCGACACTCCTCGATCAATTGGGGAAAATCCACAGCTAACCGATCTAGCTCTTCGTTGTAGTCGCTACAAGCCCAAAGGAATTCTTCTGCTGGGATTCCAATGCTGCAATTGGCCTTCTGTCTCAATGACTTCAAGAATGGCTCCTCCTTTGAACGGGGGGCATGAAAATCACACTTGACTCCAAAAGCCTCTTCGACGTCCCGACAAATTGGTGTCAAATGAACTGTCGAATGGAAAGAAGCTCGCTTGCCTGTTTGTCCGATATACTCAAAATGTCCTTGATTCACAGCCAAAACGGGGGATTTGGGATGAACTTCGGAACTAACAATGAGCTCTTGTCCATAGGCTCGCCGAGCAATCTTTTCTCCAGAATGCAAGGGGATGAACCAATACATTGAGAGATTAGAGATCGCCTGATTAACTTGCTGTCGCGTGATTGGTTGAGCGTATCCGCAGCCCTTGAGATCAGGAAAATTGGGATCAGTTGCCATAGCCACATGCATACCACAGATCAACGTCTCCTTGGTGTTGGATATGAGTGGAGCACCACACATACCGGCATAAGGAGTGAAATCTTTTGTGGAGTACCGAATAGCTTGGATGGGGCCTTCTCCAGAGTCATACTCATCAGGGACACCACTGTGGAATTGTTGTGGTGTGGAGTCTGAGATAGACAGAGCTGGAGGGTCCGTGAGCTTCTTCTTGTAAACAACTGTTCCTGCCTTCGGATAGACTGGCACGTCTGGTAAATACTCAATCAAATTTCGCCATGTACCTCCCTTGTCAACAACAACAAGACACAAGTCTTTTCCAATTGGTTCACAATTAAGTGGACCAACATAACAAGAAAAGTTAGCCGAGCTTGAGCAACCTGGAGAAACACCAATCTTGTAAAAATGGACAATGGTGTCTGTGGAAGGCATGGAATGCAAAGTGGTAATTCCAAGATTGTGCCCAATCATAGTGATGCAAGCACCATTCCAAAAATTGGTGATAGGACACAAATAGCGGAAATATAGAACGTTCCTAGACACAACACTCACCAAGTCCTGGTGGGTTATAGTCTTAGGCTTGATGGATGAAGTGGTATCCATACAATGCAATTTCCACATTTGCTCTTCAGCAATGGTTTCCAAAATGGCTCCAGAGTTGTTTTTGGCTTGAATATCAGATGGTTCTTTCATGACAAAAGCTTGATTGGTGGCTTTTGTAGTAGAATTGGGTGAATGGACGCTCATACCTGCAGTAGGTTGCTTAACGACTGGTTTAACCTTAGTGTCACTCTCTTTGTTGGTCTTTTCGGACTTAGTTGAGTGAAACAAATCGTAAGCTTTCTTTAATGTGAGCACAACACCGACAACCATGACGAATTTTCCAACATGAGAAGAAACAGAATCCCGAATTACTCTAGCAAGTTGCTCAGGAGATCTGTGCTCTTTCAATACACGGTTATAAGTGATTTCATCCCCAATCTTGGCTCCCCAATCATAAATTCCTTTCATGAGGACACCGTTCACAAGCAACCTCAACCAAAGATTGACTTCAAAAAGTTTGTTAGATTGGTACAAACCAAACAGGAACGGTAGCCACGCCATGGCTCGATCAAATTTGTTGGAAGCATGGAGGGAAACTATGGTGTCCTTGACCAAGGGCATAGAAAGAAACTCCTCTGGAAGCCAATTGTACCAGCTGAACAATCCTTGGCGTCTCATAGAAGTGCACAAAGAATTCAAGTCTTTCTCCGCGCGTTTTGCGGCGAATCCAGAAAAGCGATCAAAGACACGTGTAACGGCAGAGGTTGCTAAAGGAACTAGTGAGCCAGTCTTGAGAATCTCCCAAAGGGTTTTCCATTCTGGTTCACGCTGAAGAAAACTTTGAAGCTCTGTGGCTGGAAGTGCGTGACCCAAATTTTGTCCGTTCAAGACGGCAATAATTTGGTAGGCAACATATGTAGCATTTTGGTCACTTAAAGTGAGACCAGAAAGAGCTTCATCGGCTTGCTGAGTTCCTTGGACTACCAAGTCGCGGAGGAGGGAAGGGAAGGGTATTAGATCGACGAGAAGTGTATGAGCTTGAGACATGAACTCGACTTCCTCTTCGTAAAGAGCGTAATCGAGTAGTTCTTGTTCAACTTTGCGGTAGAACTGTTCAAAAGTCCAACCGGGGATGCGATAATTGACTGATCTAGATCGCATCAAAATCGGTTGACATCGTTCGCACTGATTAGTTGCCATGACAGGTTCAGAAAGAGCAGAAATCTCTTCCTGCTCTTCCTCATCTTCAGAATCGGAGGCAGGATTGATACTATCTTCTTCTTCATTGTCAGGTTCTTCTTGGACAGTCTCAACAGTCACCTTCATGTGGCGAGAATAGTTGAAACCTTTAGCGAATGAACTCTCAATTCCATAATGCTGAAGACGTTGTGCCTGGGCTACAATGAATGAATCCCAAGAAGACCCTTTCTCCTCTGGAGTCTCTTTGTCTTCCTCATCGATCTTCTCCCACAAACCTGCGCAGAATTCAGAAGCTTTCTTGCGCAACGAGGTGGTTATGGGAGTAGGGGTGTGAGTCTCCTTAATTTCTGGTTCTGGTATGGCAGCAACTGGGACCTTCTCCTGGCTAACAATTTTGCATCCGCACTTGTGTGCAAACACACGATGCTCGTCACAGAAGGGTAATTTGCTTCCAACCTCTGAGGAATTGGAGACTAGGGCTCGCTGAGCTTCAAGATACTCTTTAGCTTCGTCAACCATGAGGTCGAGATATTGTTGGACATTGACGCAATCATACTTCATGCCATTCTTCTCATAAACTTCATAGCCAAATTCCGCTTGCATGATGTTCTTTCCACTCAGGGGGTTTGGTTGTTGTTTGCAAACAGCAACTTCGACACGGAGTTCCCAAACGTCAGGAATAAGTGTGTCAGGAAATGCTGCTCGCATCTTCTTTGAATCCAACATGCCACCGCGATGTTGGAATTCTGGTCTGACCATAACTGTGATGATAAAGTGTTCTCTCCGAACCACTGCCAAAGGCTCATTCGCAAATTGAGTGGCTCCGTTATCTTTAATGTTTTTGGTCGTGACCATGCAGTAGGGGGCGGGACAAACTTTGCCTTTCTTCTCGACTTCTGCCATATTAGCGTAAAACTTGACGTTATCCGCCATTTGCATGTAAGGTGCAATGTCAGGAATGTCAACGTATTGTGCCTTGAGTTGAGACATCTCGTTCATTATCACTCCTGTTATGGCATTGTGAGCAGTAGACATATATTTGTCTCGAGGATTCCAACACATGATATCTGCATCTTTGGCTGACACGCCCATCGCCCGCAAACAAGTAGCAATGGTGATAGTGGCCAAAGGAGATTTTCCCACGCTGGATGGTCCAAACAGACCAACAGTGAAGGGTGCGATCCTCAAACCGCCTTGGGACAAACGAGCAACAAATTTCCCGTGAACCATGGAGATTTTGTGAAGCTTATCATGCAGGAGCCTTTTGCCACCTGGTGAATTCGTGGCTTTATACAACTCTGTGATCTTTGAAACACAATTCTCTAGTTTCTTAGAAAGTGCTTGTTCGTCCATAAAAGCAAGGGCTTGCAACTGACCCAGCTCAAACCATTCACAGAATTTTTCACACTCAGTAACTTCCTGCAAAATTGGTAATAGCTCATCATCATCATAGATCATTGCTCGCCAATCTCCATACTTGTAGGCTTGATAGCCATGAACGCACAAAAGTTCAGTAATGGAGAGAATGACTGAGAAGATATTGGACCAATCCATGTTCTCGCACTCCTTTTCAGTGATCTTCTCAAAGACTTGAAGGCCCTTGATAGAAAAATCAAGCTTCTCAGTGCGACAAAATCCCAATGAACATAAAATGATCAGCGCTTGTCGACCCGTCTTCAGCAATTTTGATTTCTGGAAAGTATCCCAATCGCGAGACATGGTCCTCAAAGCTGTGACCCAGTCAGGAGAATCATCTTGATTCTCATCACCAGACATGGCTGCCATCATTTCTCCAAAAGAAAAGGCTACAGATTTGCCGTAAATACTGTGACACATCTGAGCTACATGGAGAGCCATTGAAGCTGGTGTTTCGGCAGTGCAAAAACCTGCCACGCCAAGAGCTATGCATTCAAAAACTCGAGTAAGTTCTTGATAAAACTCTTCTTCTCCGTCGGGACTAGCAGACTGGATCACTTCTGACAATTTCTTGGCAGGATCCAGGATGTCTTTCTCGACGTCCATATGGACAGAAGGGTCCCCAGTTTCAGACACTAGGGGTGCAATAGATTCAGGCCATTGCTGAAAAGGTTCTTCAACTGGTTTGTCGGGAGCCTTCCGTCGTTTGTTGTTGCCACGCCTGGTTCTCTTAGGACGTGGTTTTTCGTTTTGTTTAGACATTTTCTTATGCTTAGCAGTCCGACTGCCTTTCGCCTTTGTGGTAAAAGGGTGCTCTTCACTAGAGCTCATCATGCCGGGGCCTCTGTCGCGAGTCCCCGGGGCCGCCCCACCGTTTCCGGCGGGGCGGGGGGGTAAGAGGGACATTGTGTCCGTGTTTCTAGTTTAAAGATTCGGGGTTTTTGAGTTTAACCCAACGCTAATAGCGTGTAAACTGCATTGATTATGTCTAGTTCTCCTTAGTTATAGTACTAAAGTGATCAGTAAAACTTTATGGCGGCATTTCCGATGCTGCTCGGCCTGGACTTGGCGATGGGTGCCAAGGCCCCTCATGATGTGATGAGGGGTGCCCAGGATAAAACTCGATAAATAGATTTAAAGACAAGTTCTTATGTCAGTATCTATCATCGTCCTGCGATACGGAAAGGGAGATCGTAAATGATACACTTCGGTTTTATACACGATAATCTCTCTCAATAGTCTGTATCGACGAGGGAAATGACCAATTAAGGTCTAGCCACTATGTGGTTGTCCGGTGGACGGACTAATTTAGCTCTACCTAAAATAAGGGAGCAAGGTTCGAATAGATGAACCTCAATTTAAGGGAGCTCAGCTCAACTCGAAAGGAGCTGTAAGCTCAACCTATAATTGTGTGGTGACAGATAGTTAAAGTCATACTCTGTCAGCATGATTAGTGGAATGTAGACATAACAAGGTAAGTGCCTTGAAATTTCCAAATAGAATATATGGGGCGAACCCCATAAAGTCCACAAATAAATACTAATAACCTCCTGCGCG